ACACCAGTACGCTTAGACTGTACTGTGTCCAGATACTGAAGCATTGGGAAAGCCTGATTAGCCACGTTCTGAACAACTAACTGTTGAACAGCACCTTGTGACTTGGCACGAATAACACCACCAGCAGTAGAAGTCAGCAAGTCATCAAGGTTTACTTGACCTTCAACCGCAACCACACGAGCATTGTTTGTCAGATATAAGTTATCCAACATCTGACGAGTGATAGTGGTCTTAATTAACTGTAGGTCAACTGTTCTGTCAGCTAGTGAGTTACCAAAGAACTTGTGCGGAATTGGAATAGGACAGATTGAGTGGAAAGGAACGTAGTCCACTTCCTCAACCATTTCCTTACCACCTTCATCTTGCAGAATCTCATTAGAAGCGTAGAAAACCTGAGTCAGAGCAGCAATGCCCTTTCCATTCATATCAGTTTTGACATAACACTCAAAGACCTCAATCTCTTGCATTGAGGGGTCATCTGTCTGCGTTTGGTAAGGCTGCTCACCAGCAGAGTAACGAGCCACACGCTCTGGTGTGTATGCCAAAGCATCACCCATCTGCAAACTCTCTACTTGTTTCTTATTGAAACCCATAGCAACCAAGTCACTACGAGTCAACATCTGTCTGTGGGCTACGAAAGGTGAGTCAGCAATAGTTCTAGCCTTCTTGCTAATCAAGAACTCCTCTGGAGGGACGTTCTCAATCGTGACTTTGCCTGATTTCTTCTTTTGTTGCACCACAACATTGTGTGTAGAACCCATCACAGGCATACCCATCGGGTCTATAACTGGCTGACCCATTGGGTCAATAATTGGGAAATCTGTCGTATCTTGCTCGACAATCTCCATAGTCTCATCACTCATCAGCATTGCTAACTCGTCATCAGACAAGTCAAAGTAACGCTCTTTAGTAATGTCTTCTTTGTCTTCCCAATACGCTTTAACGATGCCGTTCTTCTGCATCAAGGCATCTTTGAACCAATCATGCAGAATAGCTACACCAGCGTTATCACGATTGAAAACCCAATTGCAGTAGTCTGTGGCTTGCTTGGCAGAGGCTTCATCCCTTGGGCCTTGTGGCTCAAAGACTACGATATTGTCTGAGCCTGTAAAGATACGAACTAAGCTAGGTAGCGCACCATCTATCGCTTCTGCCACTTCTCCAGTAACGATTTGAGATTTACCCTCAACTTCATTACCATATGGCTGTCGTAGATAAGCCTCCAGAGCCTGTTTGCGCTGTTCAACAGTTTCGCTTTCAATAAATCCAATTGCATCATCAATCTCTGATTGGATTATCGACATTAACTCGTTCTGTGCCATGCTTGTCCTTTGGAGGGCGTCCCATTCTGGGTTTATCCAATTGTAACTCTTTTACCATATTTTCAAGCATTTCGATACGCTTTTCAAGTTCTTTTACTTTAGGTGCTAGATTTACACCTTGCAATTTACATACATCAGACAATCCATTTCGGAGTTTGGTTAATCGGCTTAGACCACGTTGAATGTCCTTCATCCAATCCAAGGGCTAAGTAACGGAACGAATCAGAGCCATGACTTGACCAATCGTGTAGTGGTCTTTCATAGAATATCTTACGCTTCTCATCGTAGTCTCTGCGGTAGTTTCTCAGGCAGTTCAGTCCTGTTTGCACTTTAGGAACATTAAACCAGCACCTTGGCAGCAATCTACGGACAGCTTGGATTCCATCGTCTAATCCCATTCTGGGACTAATCTTGACTTCTAAGCCAGCTTCTTCAAGCATCTCCATACGGCTCTTACCTGTGCCTAACTCCCTAACTCTTACGTCATGGGGCAGAATATGCCCTGCTTTGAGATAGTCATTATCTTTAATCCACTTAACGTAGTGGTCTAAACCTACGCCATGATTCTCATAGTAATCAAGCAAGCGCACCTCAGTACCCACTAACTGAGCCACCCAGATAGACGTAGAGTCACCCATTCCCAAGTCCCAAGCAGTAAATGTTCTGCTTAATTCCTCTCTTGGAATCTCTTGCATGTGCTTCTTGTCTTCCAGTTCATTGAGGATTTGCCCATAGTAAGAGCCTTCTACAGCAGCATCAAAGCTACATTCAAACTCTTGGCGGTACTTATCCTCCCCCATCTCATTACAAGCAGCCTTTAGTTCTACCTCATCCACTACCCCTGTCTCTGAGGCTTTGAACTCTAGCAAACCCCATCCTTCTTCTTTCTCAGCCCTGTCTCTCAGTTCTTTAAAGTGATTGTGTCCCTTGGGCGTACCAATGAATAAGCACCATCCTTTTCTGTCTGTCAGGGCTGGTCTAACAATGTCTGTCCATATCTTAGGATTCTGGTCACCCACCTCATCAATGATTACCCCATCAAAGTATTGACCTCGCAGGGAATCAGGATTGTCTGAGCCATACAACTGAATACGCCTACCCCAGAAGTCCACCCTTAATTCAGATATGTTCGTTGTCCCACCTAACGGCTCTGCATACTTAACAAGGTAGTCCCATGCCACTCGCTTGGCTTGTCCGTAGGTAGGGGCTATGTAAGCGTACCTTGGGGCTTCCTTTTGGTTAAGCAACGATTCACGAATAATATGGTTTAAGGCAGCAACAGTCTTACCAAACCGCCTATGAGCAACCACTACCGCAAAGCGTTTGCCTTCTAATAATTGATGCACCCTTAACTGGTGTTCCCTAGGTTTATAAGGAATTATTAACTCTGCCATTTAATGACCAGTTCAGAACCTTCTGGCCCACTATGCTCGACAGCATGGGTTTCTTTCCATCTAGCCCTAGTTTTCAACCAAAAGATAGCAGCAGCAGTATTTCCGTTCTTTGCTTGCTGGAACAAGGTCTGCCCAATACTAGCGTTAGCATCGATGCGACCATCGTCCAGTTCTTTCTTGTAATACTTCACAAGCGTATCGGAACTAATCTCTAGCTTGGTAGCTATGTCTTCAAAGGTAATGCCAACAGCAGCCAGAGTCTTTACTAGCTTCTTGTTCTCATCAGTAGGCTCATATTTTTTACCCTGTTGCATTTTATATCTCCGAAAGTTTCTAGTTAGTGATTACTAACAGATGAAAATTCAAATGTTGCCGTTAGTCGTGCGTCTGAAGTTGCGCCCTTTAAAACACCATTAGAAGCACCAACTCTTGATGGTTTTCTTGTCATTATCCAATTATTTGTTTGTTTTAATCCATTAATAAAGGATGGCGAACTTGTTACTAACGTCATTCTATATTTTTCTTTTTTATACTTTTTAGCTATTTCAGTTATTAGTTTAGAACCAAGACCAATACCTTGATAGTCTGGTTTTACAACAATTCTATGAATTCGCTTCATGTTTTTTACATGAGGGTGTGGAAAATGAAGCACAGAACACCATGCTACAGATTCACCATTGATTTCACAGATGTATTTGTGTGCTGCATTGTTATGGTCATGACTTAAATAATGAAAGTCCATAAACTGCTTCCATTCTGATTGGAAGGCTTTTCTAATTTCACATTTGATTTCGGGTCGCCTAAGTAACCCCCTGCGAAATTCCATCTTATTACAGTCAAATATCCAATCTGGTTCTAGCCATTCTTCAATGTCGTAATGACAACTTACAGCAATAAATTGCTTGTCTTGTTTGCGAATAAACTTTTGAATTGCAGCAGAACCAATGCAAGCCACTTGTCTATCAACGACTGAAGTAAATTCGTCATAGATAAATGGTTCACTTGAGTCAAGAATTAGTCTTGCTAATTCTGCTCTCATTTTTTGCCCATTTGACAATACAGAAAATGGTTTTAGCCAATCAGGAGGAGAAGAAAATCCTACTTTTGATAAAATTTCAGTAATTTCTTTAGCTGAATGTTCATCACTAAAATCGTCAATGATTGACTTGCCTGACCATTGAAAGCCATCAAAAAATCTAAATTGTTCAAAAACTTTACGAGCAATTGTAGTTTTACCTGTGCCAGAAGCACCAACAATTAAACCCACATTCCACTTTAAGTCTTCAATTGGAATGTTTACATTAAATTCTTTCTTAACTACATCCATGTCACAGTCAAACATTGACTTGACTTTATTGGCCTTAAAAGAATTAGATGATTTTGATTCAACTACAAACTTTGAACTCGGCATTTGTAGCCCTCTGAATCTAAACGATTAAAAATTTTTTCTTGCTCTGCTTCATTAGAACATTCAACAATTATGTTGAAAACTTCATTGTATGATTGTTCTTTCAATTCATCTTCTTCATTTTCTTCTTCATCAAATAGCTTTGCTAATTCAATTTCATCAAAACCAAGCAATGACAAATTAAAATTTAATTCACTTAATTGATTGATTTCTAGTTTTAAAAATTCGTTATCCCATCCAGCATTAAGTGCTAATTTATTATCAGCAATGATGTATGCCTTACGTTGGGTTTCGGTTAGGTCTTTTAACTCAATAACTGGAACTTCCTCATGTCCTAGCTTACGAGCAGCAGAAAGTCTGCCATGACCTGCAATGATGCCGTTGTCGCCATCAATAAGAATTGGGTTAGTCCACCCGAACTCTTTAATGCTTGCTGCTATCTGAGCAATCTGTTCATCAGAATGTGTGCGTGAGTTCCTAGCGTAAGGAATCAATGTAGATACTGAACGCCATTCTAATTTACGATTTTGTGTCATGTTGTATCACTCCCTTTCGGGTTGGTGAAGTTAAAAGGCTAGTTTATACCACTAGCCAAGGTTTTATTTCATCCTACCCATTTTCTTAGCAGCTTCTGCCATAGCAATAGCAATAGCTTGGTCACGGCTCTTTACAACCTTACCACCTTTGCCAGAGTGCAGAGTACCTTCTTTGTACTCACCCATGACCTTGCCAACTTTCTTCTGACCAGCTTTTGTCATTTTCATGTTGTTCACCATTTAACCTTGTTAGCCCAATACGCTGCACTCATCTTACCCTTGGCAATGTTCTCAGCGTGACGAGCCTTAAACGCTTCGTTACGCTTCGTGCCATCAGGTGAGCCTTTAGCCCCTTGTTGACCAAAGCGAATAAGTTTCACATCCTCACCAGACTTAGCTAAAACAGCATGAGACTTAGTGGGATGGCTAGGAGTAGCTTTGGGCTTGTTATAGCCAGAAAACTGCTCAGAACCTCGCTTAATCACTTCTTTTTAGCAGTCTTAGCTGCGTTTTTAGCTGTACGCTCACCACGCATAGGCATAGGCTTAGATGCAGGTTTAGTCTTCTTCTGCATAAGTTTCTGCATCATTTCCATCGCTTGTTGGTTTGTCGTTCCCATCATATTCATCCTCGGTTATTGGCCCACCACTAATCCATGCCTCACAAGTCCTCTTGGAAGCACACTTAAAATCAAATACTTCGCAATAGCCTAAGTCGCCAGCATCAATGACTTCCCAAGCATCCATCTCTGTGCCGTTCATCTCTAAGCCTGATTCAATGCAAGCAAGCATCTTAGGGGTTTGAATGAAAGCAGCGCAGTTTCCGCAACGAGACTTTTTAGCCTGTGCAGGTGAGATTCTCCAAGCCTTAGAAATGTCACGCCAGTAATCAGCGTTTGCTTCGTTAGGATTCATTGGGCCATAGTTAGCCTTATCAATGGCTTTCTGACGACACTCAAGATTGACTTCTACGTCACCTGTGGCAACTGGACACGCTTCGCCTTTTTTCTCTTGGCTTTGTATCTCAATCTCAATTTTTACGGATGGCTCTAATAATCCAGACATAGGTGTCCCTAGGAGTTTGTCTCATTATCACATAAAAAAATAGAGGGAACAAGTCCCTCTAAAAACTCAATGGCAACTGAGTGCGTCCATTGTGCGCTAATTAAAAAGTTTTGCAAGGGTTAGATTTAAAACGTCCATCTCATCTAGCTTCTCTACCTTCCAAATCCTAGCCTGTCCGTGTATGCCGTTAAAGCTACCCTGATGGCAATCCTTACACAAAGGAATACATAAGTATTGGTTATGCTGAACAATATGGTGTGCATCGCTTGGAGGAGAAGCATTGCAGACCCCACAAGGCATTTCTTTAATCTTTGCCAAGTGGAGTCGTTCCCTGTTATTGGGTCTGTTGTTCATTTTGGAATTTTTGCAATAAAAATGACCAAACTGCACCACCAGAAACTTTGGCAATAAACTGAAGTGCAATAATTTCTGGCATTAAAACACCAAATGCAATAGTTGGGAAAAGCAAAGAATCTACGGCAGCACCAGCAGTATTTGAAACATTTGCTCGTTTAATCCATGAGCCTGTGGTTTTTACAAAAATAGCCCAATCAACTACAGATGCAACCAAGAATGATACGGCAGAAGCTACTGCAATCA